GCGCCTCCAAGGTCTTCTGGACGGCAGGTATGGCAGCACGAATACGGTTATTCCCGTAGATGGCTACCACCGTGATGTCTTCATATCTTTTTAACACGGCGTTCCTTATCAAAACCTTCCAAGTTCCAGTCTGCGATCCGCAGCCGCGCTTCAGGGTTCCTTGCCACGCGCAACAACTCCCGCGCAACCTCCGGCTTGTAATCCTCTTTCCACCTAGCTACCAAGGCTTGTCTTTCTTTCGGTGTGACCGCCCGTATCGCTCTCTGCATCTCATTCTTTAACACCGTGCGCGACAGCAATAACTCCCGCTGATACCTCTCTTCAGGCGTAGGCGTTGCCATCCACCACCTTCTTCATCCTGGATAACTCCGACAAACACTCAGCCAACAGGTTGGCAGACCTGGACTGCTGCCGCCGTAACTCCATAATCAACTCAGCTTGATTCATCTGGCGTACCGCATCCCAGTAATCATCCTGCGCCATGTCCACATAGTCTTCCCGTAACTCAATCACATTCATAACGTCCTCCCTGTCCATCCCCTCCAACACATATCCTGGTCTTCAGATAACGTCTTATTGCCTCTGATCCAGTGCTTACCATCCCAATACTGCATAACGTGTAGCAAATCCGACCCCACCACATACATCCCTTTCCTGACCGGCTTCTCAAACCACGGAAACCAATGCGTTGTTTCACATATCACCGGCTTACCACGCACATATACCGTTATGCTGTTCGCCATACCCGTATTCCCTCCCCCTCTTTCCGCGCCACAAACTTCCACCCCAAGCGCTTACCCGCCCGCCAGTTGGCATTCAACACCACTTGCATACTCACATTTGCAATCAAGAAACTATCTCCTACCGCCATCTCCTCATGCGGATACTTCCTGTCCACCCGCGCCATCGGCAGAGCAACACCCTTCTCTACCCTAATCCCCATAATCACTCCTGTCTGCATATCCTCACCTCCCACCATAATCATACTAATACGAAAAAAAGCCCCCGACAAGGGGGCTAAGGCTCTTCTCACCACGAGGAGAAGCCAGCGAAGAAATCGGGCGGGGTAGCAGCGCTAACTGTTACCCCAATACTGCTTTGCCAAAGTAAAGGAGGTTTGGCAAACAAAGCATACAACAAAAAGTAGAAAAATTTTATGTGGGGAATGAGTTGGGGGGCGCGCCATCCCACCCCCACCACGACCATTCAAGTAGCCAAGCTGATAACTGACAGAATGATAACGTCAACCAAGTCCAAATTGCCCGATCCTGGTAGCTTCAGACTATCCTGGCAGAGATATTGATAGATTTATCGGTGGCAAAGCGCCCCAATGACAAAACAATAACGCGGGATGACGGATTGTAGAACTACCCTCAGACTATTTCCCCAAAGCATTGTCCCATATATATACTGATAGCATATTTATAAGAAATTATAGGTATACATATATATATATAGATATAGTTAAAATATATCGTCATAACAACATATATAGCAACAATCAATTAGACTAATAACATAATCTTTACTACTCTAGATACTGTAGTAACTCATCAATTCCTACCAGGAGATTAGACAAATGAAACAATCAACAATCGCCATGCTAGTGTTTCTGGCCTTCACCCTGTGGTCATTAGTTTTCACAATACATGGTGAATTTCTATGCTCACTTGGCGCATTGATAATCGCTTTCGTTAGCTGGTTTGTCGGTATCACACTAGAGCGCGAAGCCAAGTAATTACCATTAGTCAACATTAGATTGGAGATTAGACAATGACTATCTATCAAGAAATCACAGACAGCATCATCACAGAACTGGAAAAGGGTGCAGCGCCATGGGTAAAGCCTTGGAATGCCCCTATGGGTGCAGACAAAAACATCATCAGCCAAAAGCCTTATCGTGGCATCAATCGCCTGATTCTAGCCATGCGCGGCCTGTCTTATGCCGTACCAGTATGGGGTACATACAAACAATGGGAACAGCTTGGCGGACAAGTAAAAAAGGGTGAAAAGGGCACAAAGATTGTTTTCTGGTCACAAGCTAAGTCTACGAATCCAGAAGGCGAGGAAAAGGCTTATCAATTCGCTAAAGCCTATTTTGTGTTCAATGTTAGCCAAGTAGAAGGTATTGAAATCATTCCTTCAGGCGATACCATTTCCGACAATGCTCGCAACGAATCGTGCGATAAGCGAATCGCAGCTACTGGAGCAAACATAGTGCATGGTGGCGATACCGCTTGCTACATTCCTTCCGCTGATGTCATCAGAATGCCAGAACTAGGGGTTTTTCAATCTTCCGAACATTACTATGCGACTGCATTTCATGAGTTAGCACACTGGACTAGCGATAAATCGCGCTGTGACAGAGATTTATCAAAAGGTAAATTCGGAAACGCTGAGTATGCTTTTGAGGAATTAGTAGCAGAACTGTCAGCGGCATTTCTCTGTCAGCATCATCAAATCAAGGGTGATTTACGCCATGCTGGATATATCGAATCATGGCTAAAAGCCTTGAAAAGCGATAGCAAAGCCATTTTCAAAGCTAGCGGATTAGCGCAACAAGCTACTGATTTTCTACTTGCTTGCTCTCAGGAAAAAGAGGAATTGATAGCAGCATAAAGCCTGACTAAATGCTCATTAGCTAAGGCTTTTGGGCATTTGGGCGTGTTTTACGCCGATTCCTAATGGAGATTAGACAATGAGTACACTTGCACCAGCACAATACATTTCCGATCTTTGCGAACAATATGATGCCTATGAATACGGCATTTACATTCTAGTAACATTTCCTGACGGAAAGCGAATCATCACACAATCCGCCGAATTAGCGAATGCTATGCAAGCAAATGGCGCCGAAACAGTTCATGTAACAGAACTAGGTGAATGACTATGCAAACAGTTCTGGAATTCCTCGGCGGAATCTTTGCATTCTTTATTCTTTGGGCATTTCTTTTTGTATTGCTCTCGTTTTAAGCCTTTTTTCTTGCTAGGGGTTGTCTACATATGGGCAACCCCTAAAAACCGCTTGTAAGCCTTTTTAATCGATTCTAAGGGGTGTTTACATGGATACCGATCTTATAGAAAACGAATTGCACAAAATCCTTAACTTAACTTTTGAAGCTGCTAGCGATTCTGAAAACACAGCTAGCATCATTGTCGGTATCAGTTTTATTGCTTATAAACTATTAGATAAATTGCAAAAAGATAAGATAATCGATTAGCGGCCTTCTAAGGCCTTGTAAGGGTTAGCTGGTATCTTTGCTGGTCTAACCCTATTTTTTCGCCTTGTGGCGCGTTTTAATGCGTTTTAGAGGCATCCCTAGCATGGAGGAAGTATGTCACCCGTCAAGAAGTTCGCCCTAGTAGAAAAAATTTCCCCGCGCGCGCCTGACCAGCGCGTTGCAGACAAACCAACATCAATCCTTGACCAGCGGTTCAAGTACCGGAGTTCTGCCGAAACCGATCTTCGAGCCAGGTTCAAAGCCCTGGGATTCAAAACCCCAAAACCCAAGAAACCCAAGTTTGGAGAGTAACCTGCTTAAATTTTAAGCACCCTAATATATGTTTTTATATGGGAGAAAAAATATAAAGATAGACGATAGTAATACGAATGTATTACTAAGGAACTAATAATACAGTGGTACTAATACAGTACCAAACTATATCTATATAACCAAGAATCGTGCCAGCTAAGTTATCCACAAGTTATCCACAGACTTATCCACAGGCTATGACATAGAAGTGCTTGATAGAAAATTCTCATTGTAAATTTATTGAGGGTGTTGTAAGTTTCGGTTGTGCAATTTCGCACAGACTGTAAAGTTAATTTACAGGGATTAGAAAGTTAAAAAGGGGATTAGATATGACCATCACAAAAGGCACTTGGCGTTTTCAAGATAACACTCGTTATGGAACACCTTGGAAAACCAATCCTTACTCTATTACCTGCCGTAAGGCGGGTGTTCACGGCAGTACGATTGCCAACATTCCAAACCGCAAGACAATTCCAGATGAGGAAAAAAGAGCCAACGCGCTTCTGATTGCTGCTGCGCCCGATCTGTTGGAAGCCTTGATGACCATGCCGCAGGGCCTTGTCTGGTCTGACGATGAGTTGTGGGCATGGCATGAGAAAGCCCGTAAAGCGATAGACAAAGCTACTGGAGGCGCAGCATGACCTACTTAAAAGACATAAAACTTTGCGTAGAGTGCAAGTTCTACGGCAACCATGTAGGCCAGCGTGATCGTTGTGTTCACCCTGCGCTCACCACCACTAGCCTGGTCACAGGCGCGGAAGATTACCCCTACTGCTTTGCTCAACGACAGTCCATGCTAGACGCTCACTGCGGTGCTGTAGGCCGTTATTGGGTGCTGCATGAGGAGTCTGCTGCTGAACGTGAAAAGAAGCGGCAGGAGTTCGAGGAAGCTATGCGTGACGCGCCATTCTGAGGTGATGCCATGAACAGAGATGACATTATCCGCATGGCGCGGGAGGCTGGCATCGGTTGGCTTGAAAGAGCTGAAGGCATATCAGAATTTCTTGAACGCTTTGCCAACCTAGTCGCAGCAGCGGAGCGAGAGAGGATTCGTTGGGACAGCATCCATTCCTGCCATCCAGAATGCGACAAGCCTGTATGCGTAGCTATGCGTAAGGCTGTGGCAGAAGAACGGGAATCCTGTGCCAAGTTGCTGGATGACCTGGCAGCTAAAGACAAGCTATCCAACTATTACAAAGTAGCTGCACTACTGATCCGCGAAAGGGGTGCGCCATGAAGAAGCTAATTTTCTGGCTTTTGCTAGCAAACCCGATTTTTTCCTACGCCGACGAATGGATGGAAACCGTCAACGAAGCTGGCGGCAAGATTCTGTTTCTGTCCACACTCTGCACAGGTAGCACCACAGGCCGGATGGTGATTGCCACTATGCGGGATGGCGGCACAGTCCACGGTTGCTGGTGGTTTTTTGCTGACATGGTTCACGTTGTCTGGGAGGGCAAAAGCGGCAGAACCTCTGCCTACGATCCCAAAACCCTTACCTATAGGAAAACACCATGAACCAGGAAATAGCACAACTAGGCTGGCCTCTGACCTGTGAAATAGCCTGTCGAGCCATGTTGCTCAACATCACTTTCGATCAAGCTGTACAGATAGCTATCCGTCAATACTTAGAAGTTACTAAAGGGGAAAACAATGACAAGTCCTAATCAAGAAGATTTTGCGCCTGAAGTCCGAGCCGGTGCATGGTGGTCTGGAGATAGCCGCAAGGCCGCTAACGGACGCGCTAGTGACGTAATCCTGGAGAAGCTAGGTAAGAAGGAGATACCCGATCTGTCAGGTATAGAAGCAGTCCAGATGGGTAAGGTGATGGAGCCCACCATTGCCCGACTGTTTCAGGAAAAGCACCGTATCGAACTGAAGGATGCTGACTATGCAATGTCACATAAAGATGAGCCGTGGCTACGCTCTCACTTTGATTACATCAGTGCAGATGGACGAACGCTCGTTGAATGCAAGAATTACAACGCTGGCGTTATGTCTAAGTTCGACGAAGACGCAAACCTGGTTCCTGCTGCTGATCTGGCGCAACTCATCCATGAAGCTGCCGTACATAACGTGGAGTCGATATACCTTGCAGTCCTGTTTGGTGGGCAAGCATTCCGCACCTATCATTTCACGATCACAGAAGGGATGAAGGAAGACCTGATTAAGCAGATGGCGAAGTATTGGGGCTATGTCGCAACCCAAACCATGCCAGAGCCTGACAGTCTGGAGTCGTGCAAGATCATTTACCCCAACGACAACGCTGAATCTATCACCGCAACACAAACGGTAGAACGCGCTATCGCTGTGCTGAACGAGTACAAGCAGAAGATCAAGCACCTAGAGAATGAGTCGGAAAGCATAGAGTTAGCTATCCGTTCGTTCATGGGTATGAATGCCAACCTAATCACCTTAGACGGCAAGACGCTAGCAACTTGGAAGAGTGCCAAGTCCAGCATGAAGTTTGATGCAAAGCTATTCCAACTAGCTATGCCGGATGTTTACAACAAGTTTGTAGTTGAAACCCCAGGCAGTCGCCGATTCCTTTTGAAATAGGAGATGAGAGATGAGTAACTTAGTACCAGTCCAAGACATAGAACGCATGGCATTAGCAGTCGCTAAGTCGGGTCTATTCGGAGTCAAGACCGCTGATGAAGCTATGGCATTGATGCTGATAGCCCAAGCAGAAGGCCAACACCCTGCGATAGCTGCGCGTGACTATCACATTATCCAAGGCCGTCCAGCACTAAAAGCAGACGCAATGCTGGCACGTTTCCAGGCTGCTGGTGGCAAAGTCGAATGGAAGGACTACACAGATGAAAGAGTCGTTGGCATTTTCAGTCATCCTGCTGGTGGTAGCATCACTGTTACTTGGACGCTTGATCAAGCAAAGCATATCGGTCTGGTCAATCCTAGTAGCGGATGGC